CATCGCCGCGAGTACGAGGAGCAGCAGCGCGCGCACGCCGCCGCGGATCCCGGCATCATCGACGTCGAGGCCCGCGAGGTGGGCAACGTTCCCGCGCTGCCGGCGCCCGAGGGAACGGAGGCACCTTGACCGAACGGAAGGACATCGGCTGGAGGCTGGAAAACTGGGCGCGCTGGGCCACCGCCCACGGCCCGCGCGGCGCCGACTGCATGACCGGCGCCATCTGCGAAAGCCTGCGCCGCTCTGCCCTGGGCGACGTCTGGTCCGGGCACCAGGTCGGCGACGGCCGCATCGATGCGAAGGACGCCGCGCGGATCCAGCTGGCCATGCCGCGCATCCCGTTCGCGCAGCGGCTGCTGCTGAACTGGTGCTACATCGAGCAGGCCCGGCCGGAGATCGTGGCGCGCAAGTGCTCGTTCCCGGTGCGGGAGTTCAAGGAACGGTTTTACGCGGCGCAGGCCGCGATCGAAGACGCAGCGGACGACTTGGAGGATGGGAATCGATGAACACGTTGATCACGCCGCAGGAAGCGGCGCGGGGCATGATGGACAGTATCCGGCGCGTGGCCGCCGAGGAGAACGTCCCGGAGAGCGCAGTGGCCGTGCTGGCGGCCGGGATTCTCGGCGCGGAGATCGACCCGGACACGATGCAGTGGGCCGCCGATGAGATCGTGAAGGCGAAGCGCTTTCCCGACACTTCCGACGATTCCTCATCGAAATTACTTGACAGCCGGAAAACTCAGCAGCAAACTCCGGCCAACAACTTATTTCCGTCCCTCAAGACGCGTTCGGGTTCCCAGATGGGAGCCCGAGGCGCGCCCGGGACCTGCGAAGCCCCGCTGTCAGCGATGACGCGGGGCTTTTTCGTTTCCGCTTACCCCGTTGTCTCCGTCCCTCGTTCGCGAGGTTGCGGCCCGGTCGCCCGAAAGAGCGCCGGGCCATTTTTTTTGCCCGAATACCATGCTCAAACCCACCGGCAACCGCATCGTCGTTCGTCTCGACGAGAACCTCCCCACCGGCATCGCGGGCTTCGTGCTGCCGCCGAAGACGGACGCGTACCGCTCGAAGGATGGCGCCGTCGAGGGCATGAACCGCGGCGTCGTCGTCGCCGTCGGCCCTGGCGCCCGCCACCCGAAGACGGACAAGCTGCTGCCGATGTCCGTCCAGGTGGGCGACGTCGTGCGCTTTTCCGAGCTGCAGTACTACACGTTCGACGAAGACGGCCGCAAGCACGTGCTGATCAGCGAAATGGACGTGCTGGGCGTGGAGATGCCGCATCCGGCCGGCCTGGTCACCGACCAGGTCGAGACAGCTGCCGCCTGAACATGAGCGAATCGACGTACACGCCTGAGCTGGGCGCCAAGTTCTGCGCCGCGATGGCGTCGACTACGGACTGCATCGCCACGATCTGCAAGCGCAAGGGCATGCCCAGCAAGGCCACCGTGTTCCGCTGGAAGTCCGAGATTCCCGAGTTCGCGAAGATGTACGAAACCGCCAAGCTCGAGCAGCTGTACTGCGGCGTCGAAGAGTGCAACGAGATCGCCGACAAGGCGAAGCCGACGCCCGAGGGAATCGCGCACGCCAAGCTCCGCATCGATACCCGCCTGAAGGTCGCCCAGCGGCTCAAGCCGAAGGAACTGGGCGAGAAGATCACCAACGAACTTACGGGCCCCGATGGCGGCCCGGTGCAATTCCAGAGGATCGAGCGTGTCGTCGTCCGTCCTGCAAATCCAGACGCCTGAGGTGTTCCTGCCGTTGCTGGAACCGGCGCGCTACAAGGGCGTGCACGGCGGCCGCGGCTCGGGCAAGTCGCACTTCTTCGGCGAGATGCTGATCGAGCGAGCGATCATGGAGAAGGTCGACGCCGTGTGCATCCGTGAGAATCAGAAGTCCCTCGACCAGTCGGTGAAGAAGCTCCTCGAGAACAAAATCTCGTCGATGAACGCGGGCGCCTACTTCGAGGTGCAGGACAAGAAGATCCGTGCGCACAACGGCGGCCTCATCATCTTCCAGGGTATGCAGAACCACACGGCCGAGTCGATCAAGTCGCTGGAGGGCTACGACATCGCGTGGGTGGAGGAAGCGCAAACGCTGTCCCAGCGCAGCCTGGACATGCTGCGCCCGACCATCCGCAAGCCCGGCTCCGAAATCTGGTTCAGCTGGAACCCCCGCTTCGAAACCGACCCGGTCGACGTGCTGCTGCGCGGCGAGACACCCCCGCCGAACTCGATCGTGCTCGAGGCGAACTACGGCGACAACCCGTGGTTCCCGGACGTGCTGCGCGACGAGATGGAATACGACCGCGGGCGCGACATCGACAAGTACACGCACATCTGGCTCGGCCAGTACCAGCGCAACAGCGAATCGCGCGTCTTCAAGAATTGGCGCATCGAAGAATTCGAAGTCGACCCGACGCAGGTCATCCGCCAGGGCGCTGACTGGGGCTTCGCGAGCGACCCGACCGTGCTGGTTCAGTGCTACATCGTCGGCCGCACCCTGTACGTGCCGTACGAGGCGTACCGGGTCGGCTGCGAGATCGTCGACACGCCGGCGCTGTTCATGACCGTTCCGGACAGCGAGCGCTGGCCGATCACCGCCGACAACGCGAGGCCCGAGACGATCAGCCACATGAGGAAACACGGCTTCCCGAAGATCATGCCGGCCGTGAAGGGCGCCAAGTCGCTCGAGGAAGGCGTCGAGTTCCTGAAGTCGTTCGACATCGTGGTGCACCCGCGCTGCCAGCACCTGATCGATGAACTGACCCTCTACAAATACAAGGAAGACCCTCTCACAGGCGCTGTATTGCCGGTGCTCGAGGACAAGGACAACCACGTTATCGACGCGCTGCGCTACGCCTGCGAGGGCGCGCGTCGAGCACAGAAACCCCAGGCAGTGAGCCGCGTGATCACGCCTCCGCCGCAGCAATTTCACCCGCAGGGATGGATGGGATGAGCGAAATCATCAACGAAATGCGCCGCCGGCTGAAGCTGTCCCGCGACGCCGAGGGCGGTAACCGTGCCGACCAGCTCGAGGACATCCGTTTCTCGTTCGGCGAGCAGTGGCCGGCCGCGATGAAGCTGGCCCGCCAGCAGGAAGGCCGCCCGGCGCTCACGATCAACAAGACCGACACCTTCGTGCGCTCGGTCGTGAACAACATGCGCGCGGCACGGCCGCGCATCCGCGTGCACCCCGTTGCCGACGGCGCGGACGTGAAGAAGGCCAACGTGATCGAGGGCCTGATCCGGCACATCGAGGTGAACAGCAACGCCGATCTGGCCTACGACACGGGCGCCGAGTCCCAGGTGCGCGCCGGCGAGGGCTTCTGGCGCGTGTGCTCGCGTTACGTCGCCGACGACAGCTTCGACCAGGAGCTGTACATCGATCGCATCCGCAACCACTTCACCGTGTACATGGACCCGTCGGCCACGATGCCGGACGGCTCGGACGCCGACTGGTGCATCATCACGTCGTCGATGAAGAAGGCCAGCTTCCGCAAGAAACACCCGCGCGCGAAGATCGCCGACGTGAAGGACCTGGGCCCGGGCGATGACAAAGCCGTGTGGGCCAGCGCCGAGGACGTCGTCGTGGCGGAGTACTACCGC